AATAAAAATTGATTTATTTTCAATGTTAAAATAAACAATAAAGTATATCAAATAAATACAAAATAAATACAAAAATACATAAATACATAAATATATAAATACATAAATAAAGATGAATAATATAATCGGCGATGTGTTTAAATTATTGAAGTACAAAAATAAGAATATATTTAACAATCATATGAATCATCCACCACCAACACCATTGCGGGATAATATGAAAAAAAAAATAAATAGATTCAAAGAAAATAATGAAGAAAATATATTTTATTTATCATCTAATGGAAATGGTAATTACAATTACATATTAATAAAAGTGAATAATAATATATATGAAGTTTTGATTACAGGACTGGATGATAATGAAAAGGAAATTGAATATATAAAAGAATATAATGATTAAATATGTTGAAAAAATATAAAAAAATGATTTTATAGAATTATAATTTTTAATAAAATGAGTTGCGTTCATTCAAACATAAATCATCAAATATATTTAAAATGTTGTAATAAATATTATAATTGTTATTATTGTCATAATGAAGAAAATAACCATATAGTAAAAAAAAGTGATATAGAAAAGTTAAAATGTATGTCTTGTAATGAAATACATGACATAAATGAGATAGATAAAACAACAAATAAATGTAGTAAATGTAATATTCGATTTAGTGAGTATTATTGTTCAATATGTAAGTTTTGGTCAAATAAAGAAATAAAACATTGTGAAAAATGTAATATTTGTTATATAAAGACAAAAAATGAATTAATACATTGTGATGTTTGTGATAAATGTTATAGTGAAAACATATTTAAAATACATAGTTGTAATTTGAATAAAAATAATGAAGAATGTCAAATTTGTTTTGAAAATTTTAAAAAAAGTGATATTAAATCTTATTTTCTAAAATGTGAGCATAAAATTCATGTTACATGTTATAATAAATATTATGATTATTGTAAAAAAAATAAAAAACAATTTACTTGCGGATTATGTAGAGCCAATTTAATTTAACATAAATTATGACTACATACAATTTTATAAAATAGATTGGGTTTTATTTGATATTGTTTATCAATTTCAATAAAACTATCATTTTCAAGTGATTCTTTATAAAAAATGTGCCAATCAAAAAAAATATTTTTCACGAAAAATTTAAATGAATCAGATTTGGAAATAATTTCATTTTTCACTAATATATCTAAGTTTTTTTTATAAATTTTCATTAAATCATCAATTAAATTAAAAAATAATTTCATTTTAAAATATTTTTTTGAATAATTCTTTATATCATTTTCATTATTTTTACTGAAAATATAAATTGCATAAAATAATTCCTGTTCATCATCTTCAAATAAAAGTTCATTTATAATATAATAATATTGATAATATTTGATTAAAAATAAGATAATATTTGTTTTAAGTTTAAATAAAATCATTTCATTTTCTTCATTATTATATAAGAAATATTGAATTTTCATTTTTTCATTTTTAGAAAAATTATAATAATAATTTAAAGAAAAAGAAATATCTTCAGTACTAATTATATTTTCATTTATTTTATCAATAATTTTTTCAATTAAGGTTTCATCATTATTCATTAAAACGAATTTAAAAATAAAATTTTCAATAAAGGGATTTTTAAAATATTTAAAATTACTATTTTTTTTAAAATATCTTTTTAATGTTGGTATGTAATTATTTATTAATTCCTTTTCACTGTTTGAAAGATTCATTAATTGTTAATAAATAAAAAAAATTTGATTTTTAACGAAATTAAAAATTATATAAAATTTATTTATTTAGTTAATTTATAATATGTCTTATTCAGCTACAACAGATTTAAGTTATGACAGAGATGAAATATTATTACAAAAAAGCAGTTCTAGATTTGTTCTTTTTCCAATAAAATATCATGATATTTATGAAGAATATAAAAAAGCAGAGGGTTCATTTTGGACATCAAATGAAATAGATTTAAGTAAAGATTTAACAGATTGGGAGAATTTAAATGATAAAGAGAGGGATTTTATTAAAAATGTAATTGGTTTTTTTGCGGGTAGTGACGGAATTATAATGGAAAATTTGGCAGTACGATTTATGAATGAAATAGAGATACCAGAAGTAAGAGCATTTTATTCCTATCAAATATTTAATGAAAATGTACATAGTGAAACATATAGTTTATTAATTGATACATATATAAAGGATAATGAAGAAAAAATAAAAATATTTAATTCAATTGAAAATATGCCATGTGTTGGTAAAAAGGCGAAATGGGCATATAAATGGATAGAAAATAAAGAAGTAAATTTTGCTACAAGGTTAATAGCATTTGCTATTGTAGAGGGAGTATTTTTTTCAGGAAGTTTTTGTGCTATTTATTGGTTAAAGAAAAGAGGTTTAATGCCTGGATTAACATTTAGTAATGAATTAATTAGTAAAGATGAAGGCACACATTGTTATTTTGCTTGTTTATTGTATAGTTATATTAAAAATAAATTAAAACCAGAAATAATTTATGATATTATAAAAGAAGCAGTAGAAATAGAAAAGGAATTTATTACAGAATCGATACCATGTGCTTTAATAGGGATGAATGCTGAAATGATGAAAACGTATATTGAGTTTGTTTCGGATAGACTATTGGTGCAATTAGGTTATGAAAAAATATGGAATTCAAGTAATCCATTTGATTTTATGGAATTAATTTCATTGAGACCTAAAGCAAATTTTTTTGAATTAAGAGTTGGTGAATATGCAAAATCGAATATATCAGAAAATAATGATAATTTTGAAATAAATAATGATTTTTAATTAAATTGGTAAAAAATAAAATAAAAAAATATTATACTTTTTTAATGAAAAAAATAGGTTTTTTTATAAATAGTACATTCAACAAAAAACACGTTGATATTAATATGCATAATATCAAAATTATACATAATAATTTTGATGAATTTTATGTAATAGATGAAAAAAATGAACTTGCTGATTTATTAGATTGTAGAATAAAAGGGTTACGAAATCGTCGAGTATTTAAATATGTTTCAAATTTAAATTTATTTCAGAAAATAGATAAATTATTTAATGAAGTTGATTTAAAAGATGTTGAAGCAGTAAGTATTATTCTTGATGATAGTATATATATAACAAATTTAAAAGAATATTTTGATTTTTGTTACAAATCAAACTATGATTTAATTAGTTTTACAGATTCTACAGAAATGTTTTATCATTTACAAATAAATGTTTTAACAATAAAAAAAGATACAATTAATTTTTTTAAAAATTTAGTAAATGATTTTTCTAAAAAGAAAAAAATGTTAGATTCAAATTTATTATATTTAGATTTTTTAAAAGAATTAACTACTAAAGTAAGTAATAGAACAGCATTTTGTAAAACAGCATATATTGAATCAATCGAAAATAAAAATATATATTTAGTTGATAATGACCATTATTATTATTTATTGGATAGAAATATATTGCCAATTATTAATATTAAATTTTTAGAAAGTTTAGTAAATGATTTTGATAAAAAAGAATTTGTTTATAAAAATGTTCCCTTAGATTTTGATGTTGAAATTTATAAACAATATGATGATTTAAAAAATTTTGATGAAGAATTTTTAAAGAGACATTTTCTAGATCATGGGCAATTTGAATGTAGAAAATATAAAAAGAATGAAATTATTTTACCAAAAGTAATATATGAAAAATTAACAAAAATAAAATTAATAAAATATTTTGATTTTCCAGAAGATTTTGATTTTTATGTATATAAAGATAAAAATGATGATTTAAAGAAATTGAATAAATTGGATTTAAAACGTCATTGGATAAATTATGGAGTATATGAAGATAGAAAATATAATTAAACTTCAGACATCTTATATTTTTTCTTTTTATTTAAGTATCCGAAAAATCTTTCTAAAGCATGCTCAATCATAAAATCTCTCATACCACTACATTGTGTTTTCTTTTGTAATTCTAAATTATTTCCATAATTTTTAGATTTATTTTTTATATAATGTTCATTTATAAAATCATCACTTTTATTTTTTAGATTATAGAAAATTGAATACCAATTTTTATCTAAAGATTCAAAATCATTTAACATATTATAAACCAATTTTATATGATTTGTATTGAAAATATCAAAAACATCAAATCTTGAATAGAAAAACGTACCAACAGCAAATTCTAAATCATTAATATTAATAGAATCATTTAATAATAAGTTACTTAAATATTCCAAATATTCCATGTGATTATTATAAAATGATTTATTTTTATGATAATTGAATATTAAAGTACCATTTAACATACCAATATCTAAATTATTTTTAAAAATATCAATATTTTTTTTTATTATTTCTTCGGAACCAATAAGATGCTCACAAACATGTTCTCTAAATCTATCATCAGTTTTTGTATGTAATTTTACTAAATAATCATAATTTAAATTATTAATTCTTAAATATAATAAACTTAATAAAAATATTCCAATATCCATACCTTTATTTTTTACTTCAATTATAACTAAATTTTTTAATTTATTTTTAATAATTTCTAGTTTTTTTTCATCAAAATCATTTTCAACAACCGCAATAATATAATTAGCGTCTATTTTTCCAATAGTATCTAAATTATGATACATCTTTTCTAATGTTTCCCATTTTCCTACTTGTATCATAAAAATAATATTTTCTTTTTTTTCTATATTTTCATATAATACATTATAATATTTAGTTTTATCTTTTTTAATAAGTTCATCAAAATATATACATTCTAATAAATTATTATTATTAATTCTTATACATTTTCCATCAATACTGTATTCAATTTTATTTAAATCATAATAACGACTAATAATTTTTTCAAATTTAGGTTCAATATTTTGATTGTCTTCAAAATTTTGCCATAATATTTTGAATTTTGTATCTCCAGGAGTTTGAATATTATTATCAAAATATATATATTCATTTAAATCTTTAATAAATAATATATTATCTTTAATAGATAATTTAAGTTTTGCTATTTTATCAATAGAATAATATTTTTGTAAAATATTACATACATTTGAGTCCAAATTTTCATATTTTATATCAATAAATTTATTCATAACAAAAATATATATTTTTTTTTCATGAATTAAATTAATAATTTGTATATTAAAATTTATTTTTTTTTTATTTTAAATTAGTCAAATGAATAAAAAAATATGTATTTTGTTGGCATGTCATACTGATTCATTAAAAAAATATTTTACATTGTTAAATAACATACAATATTTAAACAAATATAATAATGATATTTATATAGTTAATAGCAGTGATGCAAAATATTCAAAAAATTTAAAAAATGAATTAGAAAATTTTGATTATATTAAAAATTATTTTGAAGTTAAAAATGACAAATATCTAGATTTTGGTAAATGGATATATGGTTTATATCAAATAAAATACAATAATTATGATTACGTATTATTTATGAATGATTCAGTAATAGTAATCGAATCATTGGAAAATTATTTTCTTTATATAGAAAATTTACCCGAAAATATAAATATATATGGTTATAATGATTCATCACAATTAGGAAAATATCATTATCAATCATATTTATTCTTAATTCATACAAGAATTATGAATAAATTTATTAATTTATTTAGGTCAAAACAACACTTAATACATAATCAAGAATCTGTTATCAAACATTTAGAATTAAATATAATACATATTGATAAAAACAATGATTGTTTTTTGAAAATAGCAAATGAATATAATAGTAATAAGAATTTATATTGGGAAAATGAAGAATTATATGAAAATATGATAAGTAGAAATTTATTTCATTTATTTAAAATAAAAAAAATTGTTGATTATATTAAACTTTATAAATTTAATATTGATAAATATATTGATAATTTTGATGTAGAGTTTTATAAAAAAACATATAAAAATGATTTATCACATTTAAGTGATAATGAATTATATGATCATTTTAAAGGATATGGATTTAAAGAAGGAAGAAATTGTATAGAAAAATTTTATGATATATTACCAAAATTTTATATTGATAAATTAAAGAAAACAAAATTAGATTATTTATTTAATATTCCACAAAATTTTGATATATATTTTTATAAAATATTTAATCAATCATTAAAGAATTTTAATAATAATGAAATATTATATCATTTTTATGAACATGGGCAAGAAAATGAAAATGTTCAACTTAAAAATAATTTTAATGATAATATCAAAAAGAATGAGTTATATAAATATTATATTAAATTATTATATAATTTAAATATTGAATTAGCAAGTAATTTTAATTATAATGAATTTATTAGTAATAATGTTGAATTAAAAGAAAAATCAATTTTAAAAAATATTATTGGATATTATTATTCATCATCAATTGTTAAATATAATATTAAAAATAACAAAAATGATGAATATAATGAATATAATGAAAATGATGAAAATAATGATAATGATATAAATATTGAAAATATTGAAAATAATGAAAATAATGAAAATAATGAAAATAATGAAAATAATGAAAATAATGAAAATAATGAAAATAATAATTTAAATTCTGATATTAATTTAGATATTGATATTATGGATATAGAATTTATTCGTAAAGTGAATTCTCATTTAAAAAATAGTTCAAATGAAGATGTTATACATTTTTATAATACTAATATAAAAAATAATAATCAAAAAGAATTAGATGATTTATATTTACCATATTATAAGGAAAAATATAATTTAAATCATTTAAATGACCAAGTTTGTAAAAGATATTATAAATATAGAGATTGTTTAGATACAAGTAATATTTTTAATACATTTAATCCAACACATTATAAATTATTAAATAGAAATATAGAAGAAATAAAAAATTTAAATAATGATGCTGATTTAAAAAAACATTATTTTACAATAGGTTATAAATCTAATTTACCTTATTCTATTGTTAGTTTTCAACCACGAATATACAAGATTTTATATTATGAAGAATTTAAACATTTTAATGATACTCAATTAATTAAGCATTATTTGGAAAATGGATATCATGAAAAAAGAAAAATAAATTTACCTAATTATTTTCATCTAGAATCATATAAAAAAATAGAAAATATACAATCAAATAATATAGATGATATACTTTTACATTTTGTTAATAAATCAACACCTAATACAAAAAAAAAATTAATACAGTATTATAAATCAATTAAAAATGAAAAAATATTTGATAATTTAAATTTAATACCAAAAGATTTTGATATAAATATTTATAAATTATTAAATAGTGATTTAAATAAATTAAATAATATATATGTAAAATTACATTATCTAGAATATGGTTATGATGAGGGAAGAATATATAAATTACCTGATGATTTTAACATTAATTATTATAAATATTTAAATAAAGATTTATGTAATTTAAATGATAATCAATTGATTAATCATTATTTTAATCATGGTATAAATGAAGAAAGGTTAATTAATTTACCAAGTAATTTTAATGTAGATAATTATAAAAAATTAAATCCTGATTTATCAAAATTAAGTTATGATCAATTAATTAATCATTTTATAAAAACAGGATATCATGAAAATAGAATATATTATTTACCATATGATTTTGACCCAATAGAATATCAAAAAATATATAAAGATTTAAAAAAGTTAAATGAAATAGATTTATGTATTCATTATGCTAAATTAGGAATTAAAGAAGAAAGAGCATATAAAGTAGATAAAAATTTTAATGTAAAACAATACAAAAAATTTTATAAAGATGTTGAAAATGTATCTGACGAAGATGCACTAGAGCATTATGCAATAAAAGGTTTAAAAGAAGGTAGAATATATGAATTACCAAAAGATTTTGATTTAAAAAATTACAGAAATTTACATTTTGATTTAACATTTATGAATGACCATGAAGTTATAGACCATTTTGTAAATCATGGTATTCAAGAAAAAAGACAATACAAAGGATATAACAAATTTTATAAAAAAGAAGAAATAAAAAAAGAAGAAATAAAAAAACAAGAAACGAATAAAAATATTAATAATGAAATAAAAAAAAATAAAAGTCATGATAATTTACCCAAAGATTTTAATGTACAAACATATAGATCTTTACATTCTGATTTAATGTATTATGATAATGATGAATATTTGATAAAACATTATATTGAAGTAGGTTCAAAAGAAAATAGACTTTATAAATTACCTGATGATTTTGACCCAGTATTATATAATAAATTAAATCCTGATTTGGGAAAATTAACAAATAACAAGTTAATTGAACATTTTAAATCATTTGGTATAAAAGAAAATAGAATGTATAAATTTCCAGAAGATTTTGATTTTGATTTTTATAAATTAGTTTATTTAAATAATGATAATAAATATGATAATGAAAAAATTAAAAAATATTATTTGAATAATGGAGTTATAAAAAAACATTGGATAAAATTACCTGAAGATTTTGATTTAAAAATTTATAAAAAATTAAATCAAGATTTAGAAAATTTAAATGAAACTGAAATTATAAAACAATTTGTCAAAATTGGTTATAAAACAAGAATTTATAAATAATTAGTTTTTATTAAATAATAAATTTTTTTTTACATTTATGGAAGAAATAAATATATTTCTTGATAATAAAATTAATATATTTTATTTAAGTCTTTTTGACAATTATATAAAAGATGAAAATTATTTTAAAATTGGTACATATATAACAAATAATAATGACAATTTAGAAATAAGTTATGATAATGGTGAAAATATTTCATATTCTTATATTAAAACAGATAATAATATAAAATATTATGGAAATTCAAATGTAATTGAAAAACAATCTCAAAATGATATATATATTGTCCATCATACTTGGGAAGATAAATTAATATTAAATAATAATAATTGTTATCGCGAAAGTAATCATGATAAAGGTAAATTTATATTAAATAATAACAAATTAATTATAAAATGGGATGATTATGATGAAGAAATATTTAATTATAATAATGATGATAAATATTATTTAGAAATAAATAAAGTTGACATTGTTGAAAATGATATTATCGAAAATAATATTATTGATACTAATGACCAAAACATTGAAAATGGTCAAATATATTATGAAGTAGAAAATAATTATATTAATGAAGAGGTTGTTGAAGAGATTATTTATAAAAATATTGAAGAAAATATTGAAAATAATGATGTTTTTCATGAAAGTCAGGAATTAAAATTATTAGTTAAAAATAATTCATGGGAAGATTTTATTATTTGTCAAAAAGAAAATCAAGAATGTTATAGGCAAAATATTCCAAGTGATAAAGGAAC